TATGTTACCACCGCATTTCACGAACCTATTTGTGAACCAATTAAAGAACCATTCACTGATAGTAGTATTATTAAATGGGTACAACCTGCCGTTGATCGTATCTTTGGTGGTTATGATGCACCTAAGATTAACACCGACAAGGTTAAGTTCCTGACCGATAAAGAAGCAGGTCAGGCTAAAGTTGCTATCAATGCCCTCATCAAGTCTGGTAAGTATGTTGATGATGCATCACTTAATGACATCCTAGGTTGTCCTTTCTTAACTAATTTGTATCAGTTGATTATTGACATTAAGTATGACTTGATGGATAGTTTGATCATCAATGATGCACCGACTGCATACCTTCCTAACGGAAAAGAAACCAACGGTGAGGGCTATGTCTTTCACTCCGACACTTATGGCTCAGTCAAACTGGTAAATCGTACCGAGTTTGCATATGCTAACTTCCACAATGGGTTTGGTAGCTAATTGTTATGACTCAATTTAATGTAAAAGGTGCCTGGACTGATCGTAATGGTCGTAGGCATAACTTTGAGATACAAACTGATAGTGCGGACAGATCTTTGATACGGGATATTGTAGAATCACAGTATCCTGCAAAGAGAGTTGTAATTAACTCGGTTCGTCAACGATAATAAAGTTACTCACCTCCAATTGACCTCCATAGTATAATCACCACCACCACATGACTACTGCACAAAATCATCTTAAAAATCAACTTAAGTTGATCATGTCTCTTGACCAATCTCAGTTGGATATTTACACTCAGGACACCATGTTTAAGTGTATTGAAGATCTTTCTGGTGGTATTTGTTGGGGTTCTTCACTTAAAATTGATAAAACTGGTGCACTTCTTACTCCCGATGCATTTCTAAGATGGAGCAAATACCCAGATAAGACTCTATCTAAAGTTATTAACATGAAAGTCAAAGGCGGAAATAGTCTTACCAAAGAACACTTTGGCGGTGTTCGTAGTGGATCAAAGTTTATTTTTGCATATCATTATGATAAGTTTGTTGAGGACAAATCTTACGATCTAATCAATAATTTCTTGACAGATATTGATAGATTGTCTAAAGTAGTTGTATCTACTCGTAGTGAAAATGAAGCCTTTGCTCTAATTCGTAAGAGAACACCCAAAGATTATAAAGAGATTAACATTGGTGAGTTAATCTATGTCAAAAACATATCACGTAAGAAATTTGTTGACTGCAAACATAATGTAATTGATTCTGACCTTACTCCATACTTTCCAAAAGTATTGTTAGGGTGATAAAGTTACTCACCTCCAATTGACCCCTATAGTATAACACCACAATTTTATGATCACCCTTCGCCCACATCAAAACGAAGCCCGTGATGCAATGCATGTTAATAGTATTGGTCAAATCATTGTTCCAACTGGTGGTGGCAAGACTCTAATTGCAATCACTGATGCAATGAAACGGTTTGAGGTAAATGTTCCTCGCACCATTGTTGTTGTGGCTCCTAGACTACTCTTGGCTAATCAGTTGTGCAGTGAGTATATGGAACACATCATCAATGCTAATGTTTTGCATGTGCATTCTGGCGACACAAAACATTTCAGCACTACAAAGTCTGATCGTATCAAACTGTTTGTTGATATGTGTAATCATGTCCGTGAACATGTTATTATATTCACCACCTATCACTCTCTCCATCGTGTTCAGGAGTCTGGTATTGCAGTAGATACCATATACTTTGACGAGGCACATAACTCCTGTCAGAATAACTTCTTCGGGCCAACTGAGTATTTCAGTAAGAGGGCTGATCGTTGTTACTATTTCACTGCTACCCGTAAGACTTCAGTCACACCAAAGAAACATGGTATGAATGATGTTGATACTTATGGACAGGTGATTGCACGTGTGTCTGCACCAACTCTTGTTGATGGAGGTTATATCTTGCCACCTAAAGTTAAGGTGATTGAGATGGATAAGGTGGACAAAAAGTCGCTCACACCATATCTTGAGAGCAACAATGTTCTTGCGTCTATTGATGAACTAGACATCAAAAAGATCCTAGTTTGTGTCAAGACCACACGACAACTGCAGAATATCTTTCTGACAGACTTTGCAGACCAACTCAAAGAACGTGGTTATTCTTACCTCTATATCACATCCAAGACCGGTGCTGTTGTTGATGGTAAGAAGGTCAAACGTGAGGAGTTCTTCAACATTCTAAATGCCTGGGGCAGAGATGTAGATAAGAAATTCGTTGTTCTTCATCGTTCTATCCTATCTGAGGGTATTAACTGTTCAGAACTCGAAGCCGTTGTGTTTCTCCGTAACATGGATGTTATCGAGATGCTTCAAACTGTTGGCCGTGTGATTCGTGTTGGTTCTTCTAACAAAGTCTATGGTATGTTGTGTGTTCCAGTGTATAATAACGTTGGAGTCTCCACTCAAAGAGCTCTACAAAATGCTGTAGATATTGTCTTTGAGAAGGGTGAGATGTGCGACAGTGTTGTTCGCCGGTAATCGGCCCAGTCATACCAAGGGATCTGGGGGTATCATAAACTGATTTTTCCATATCCTGACCGTTTAGGTGTGTTAGGTCATCCGTCCCCGTCCCGTTATTGAAAAAAGAGTTTTTATGCCTTTCAAATACACAAATTCAAACATTCTTGAACCCAAGGTGCCGCCATTTCCCATCATGATTGGTGATGGCGAACTCGCTGCAATACCTGTGGCAGGTTCAACAACTAAACTGATGGTGATACACAACGGACAACCGGTTAAAGTATGTCGCAACCGTCAATCAGCACTCAATTTGATAGATAAGTTAAGAAAACGAAGGAAATAGAGTTACTCACCTCTAATTGACCACTATAGTATGACATACAATTCAAATCCTTACATTCAAAACCTACTCGAAATGGGTTATGACAAACAAGACGTACAAGTTGCGTCTACAATGTTTCAAAAGAAAACATTTCCATGTGTTATTCATGGTCGTCAATTTGACACTGAAGAACAGTATTATGCTGAGTTACATGAATATATGAATGGTATGTGATGACTACACCTAATTGGAAACATCACTCCAAAAAAGATAAGAAGACCAAGGGTATCTGTAAGGGTGTTCTAAAGGGGCGTAAGCAGTCTCTAAGGTCACTTAAACTCAAACTAAGTATCAAATCACCATGAACATTGACAGCCAACTTCTATCTGTTATTGAAAGTCTCGATTGGGCATTAGAAGAGTACAAAGATGCGATGAACGACCCGACTAAAGGCTATTCATTCTTCACTGGTTACTCTCGTGCAACAATAGAAACTGCTAAAACAAGACTATCAACAATTGTGGAAAACTATCGTAATATTACACAAGAGGAGATGGATTAACTATGAAAATTGACACAGTAGGTAGAATAGTTGGGTCTTTCCTTGTTGTCTCTGCCTATTTTGTTATTCTACATGTAAATGTCACAATTGGCGTCTTCATGCAGTTTATCGCTGACGCTATTTCAGTCCCGTTCTTTATTAGAACAAAATCATGGGATGTAGTAATTATGCTAGCATTTCTTCTCGCTATCTCATCTACTAAACTATTATGAATAAATTCTTTTCTTCTGCATTAATATCGGCTCTTGCTACAGTAACACTTACCGCTAGTAGTGCTCATGCCCAAAATACATTTGAAGATCATGAGGATTTATTTCGAGCGATTCAAGAGGTTGGAGTAACTGTAACCGTCAATTCTAAATTGCATTGTGATAAGGGAATGGACGGTATCTATTACCCAGCACCAATGCTTCTTATTATTTGTCAAGATAATATGAAGACACATGCTAAATATGAGGCATGGACTTCTAATGATTTGGACACATTGCGCCATGAAGCACATCATGTTATTCAAGATTGTGCTGCAGGTGGTCTTGGTGATGGTAAACTTACAACAATGTTTAATGAAGATGAGTTAGTCAATTTTCTTAAAGCTTCACCTTCTTATTCATTAGACGAGTTGAGGTCATTATATTCTGGATTGAATGAAGATGGCTTGAGTAATATTGTTATTCAACAGGAACTAGAGGCATATGTTGTTGCTAAGGACATTTCTGCGGCAACAATTTCTGCTAAGGTCCGTCAATTTTGCTTCTAATAAACTTACTCACCTCTAATTGACCACTATAGTGTAGTCAACACACAAATTCATTACAACCCTTTGACAATCATGAGTATTAAAACTTACAGCCCAAGTGAAATTGATGCAATGTT